CAGTCTGCCCAATCTTCCCACGTTTCGGAGGATTAGGATTATGGGCTGCAAGTCCAATAGCCAAGGTATCATGGACATCATCCATACCAACTATCTCCAGCTTCCCATCAATGGTACGGAAGTTAGGGAGTGGAGTTACCAATTCCCTGTCATGACAGATAAGGTCGCTGATCTCTCTCCGCACTAGACCCATCATATAGTCTTTGGTTCCACCCTTCCCGCCGCTGGTATACCATCCAGGCATCTGGGTTGGGATGCCGTCAATCAGATCGGTCCTGAAATAGATCGGTCGCCGGTTCTTAGCCAGCAAGGTGAACGCCAACCCATGACCATTTGCTTCCCAGACCATCAACGCTCTACCGTATTTGTCCGACAGCCTACAAGCTATTTCATATTCCTTTTCGGTTTCATGCCAGCCGGAGTCTCTCGCACACCACTTGACCTGGATATTGTTGGATTCTGGCAATCTCTTGAATCCAAGCACGGTGATTGCGGACTGGGTAAACTTGGCTTGAGATGGATCAATCACTACCAAGTAGTACCAGCCTTCCTCTGGTGGATACCAAACATGGGTAGATTCCCATTTGATTGGTGCGTCATAGCAACTTGCGTATAACCTGTCAATTGCTTCCTCCTGATAATACATATCGCCAGTTGCAAGGAAGCAGGACGTATCATCTTCTGGAAACTCCTGCGAAAACAAGGTACGGAGTTCACCTTTCCTGCGCAGAGAATCCATGCGTTTGTTCATCCACCGTCTCCAGCGGATTTGTTTCCAGCTCAATCCATGCAGGTGCATCAGACGTTCCTCATCAGTCTGGAGCTTGAATTCAGGTTTGTTAATTTCCGGCAGCATCCTCAGACGCGGATCATCCATACCAATCTGATACTCAAGGTGCAGCCACCATGGAAAGAAGTGAGCGGTGAATTCATTCTGTCCATTCTTCGCGGCCTCATAGGTATCATGAAACCAATTCTCCTCACCGTTTGGAGTGGAAAATACATCGCAGGTTCCTTCAGGAGGAATTCTCGCAAGTGCCGGAGCAATGATGTTCTCCACAGCTTGTGGGACATAAAATGCTGGTTCATCAAATAACGCATGGTGGATTGTCTCAGCACGGCCAGCGGTCTTGGATCGACTACTGGCAATGTAGATGCTGGACTCACCCACAATGCTGCCATCCACCTTGAATTGGAAAGTCTTTTCATAGGTGGAATTTTTGCATAATCCAGCAGAGGTAAAATAGTTGTGGTTATCCTCCACCTCAATGTTATATACGTAATTATAGATTCTATCCTCAGTTAAAGCAATGGATTTTATACCAACATTATATGGAACAAGTCCAGAATTGAATTTAGTGTTCCATTCATATCCACCACAACTATATCCAACTGGTACCTTATATTCCATACAATGAGGAATATAGCACGCAATTACGGAAAAGAATTTTCTCCAGTCACAAATATGTATTACCTTATACTCTCTGTGGTTGGATACCTTAGCTTTAATGTTGAATTTATTCCATAGCTGATCCACAATTAGTTCGTGGAACGTATCAGTAAAACATTCGGTGTGGATAGTTACATTATACCCAGTATTGGTTTTTCCTAAACTACCATCATCACAGTACCAAATTGCCAACCCTCTAGCGTCTAGGTCTGGTAATCTATACTCATCGAATAATGGAGATGCCGCTAACCTGAATGTGTGGAATAGTTTACCTTCCCCATAACCAAAATTCAATCCACTAATTATATTAGTTGAATGTTCTCGGAGTATGTTCCATTTGAATTTAGCATATTCCAGACTGGCTTGACCGACACACAATCCACCACTCGCATCATGATGACCATCACCAAGCATTGTACCTAAGATTACCTGCTTCTGGTCGTCATTTGGCACAAACCCAGCATGGTAAGTTGTGTCGCCAATTTCCACATCTCTGGCTAGTTTCCATCCAGTACCCACCCAAATAGGATGATTACTGGTCATCATGTGGGAGAATTTATAACCAGATCCGAGAACAATCCATTGATGATTACTGGGATATTTATACCAATTCACTACCATCTTCGGCTCAATTTCTCCAGTACCTAGGTTACAGGATTTAACAGCCACTGATTGCTTCTGGTTTACAATACTACCAATTGATTTATATGATCCATCAGCCAACTGTATTTTAGTATGATATGGTAAACAATTGTGCTTGATTTCGGGAAAACCTGGAATGCCCAAGGACTCCAGGTGATTATAGAAACCAGTGACCTTGTTCAACAGACGCTCGGTGATGAAATCCTCATAAGCTACCAGTATGGTATTGGTGCCAGGAACAGTCAGGGTGTTGGTGACTCGCTTTGCAATACGCTCAGTGGAGAATCCAACCTGACTGGGTTTCAGCCAGACATCCATGCCGGTTTCTTCCTCATCTGCCAACGCCTGAATGGTATTGTAGCGGAAGGGAACTGTTCGGCGCTGCTTATCAACCACAGTAAATAGGTTCTCAATGAACCGACGCTCTGATTCCAGCAACCATTTGAAGGTATCAGCAGTTATACTCATCGCCTTGGCATGCCTCTCCGATTACCCTTCGTATAGGTTCCTCTCGGTTTTCCTCGTCTCAGGATGTTACCTCGCATGAGGTTCTTTATGCCGGCCACCTTCTGTCTTGCAGTTGCTTGTCTCCTAGCCATGATGCACTCCACAATTGGGACATGTGAGGATATTATCCTCCAACAATACATGATCTCCAGGAACATATAAGCAATGTGGATATTTCCAGATTACAAATATCATTGTTACCTCCGCTCAATTGTAATACGCTCACGCTGGATTTCCATAACAAATTTGGTAAAGTCAAACGGAGCATCGGAATTACCACCAGCCAATAGTTGCTTGACCAGAGCCAAGGATTGTGGGGTATAATGTTGGCGGATTTTTTCCGCATACGTAATCTCAGATCGGGTTAATCCACCAATGCCTTCGGTTGCCTCTTTATAAAGAATTCGGAAGTCGCGCTCCATGACCATGCGGAAGTTCCTGGTAAACTGCATGTCGAGGAATTCCATCCCCATCTTCTTCCGCAGCTCAGTGAGACCTTCGCCATCCAGCTTTCGGAAATTCTCATCGGCATCACGCCAACGCTTTACCTGCTTCATGGAGCATGGCACCAACGCACACGATTCATGTACCGTGAAGTTGCTAATCCGATAACTCAGGTAGAGCGCCTTCTTGTGGGAGATTTCATCCCCGTCCAATTGGGGAATACCTGAAACAAGGATATTGAGGGTTTCGGAATCATCTTTGGTGGTTATTACATCAACAGTCATATAGCCCTCCAATTCCAGTATACTACAATCAATCACATTTGTCAAGGGATGCAAGTAATATATTTTTGGATTGGGCGAATATATCACCAAGACTTGACAAACAATTACCATCATGCTACAATAGAGTATGCAACATAATCAGATGGTGATGTGCTCCACACCAATGGCAGAAGATAATATATTCTACAAAATATGGAAGGAGGAACATATGCCTCCGGTAAAAGTGATTAAACATTCCAGTGGCGGTACCATCGAGTATTGGTTCTGAGATTGCCTGATGCTGTGACCGAGACCACTTGGCAACAAGTAATGGAAGTATCACCCAGGAGGATTAACCTATGATACCACAAGTAACCATGCGCTGGGCACAGAAGTCCTGCACATGCAAGTATTGCAATAACCCAATTGATTCTGGAACTCCAGAAGTCTCAGTGTTCTATCGATCAAAGGAAGGCCGGACATGGAACGCAGCGGTACTGTACCATCCAGAATGTTGGCTGGCAGCTGGGCTGCAATTCCTCAAAGATAATCCATTTATCCCAGAGCAGCCGGAACCTGACAGACAGGAATTAACCGAGCAGCAGAAAACCCAGAGGAAAGGAATCCTACGCAAGTATGCGTCCCTCAGACAGAGGCAACGGAAGTTGAAGGTCGACAACCCACGTTATCCTGTACTGTATGCCAACCTTGAGGCGCAAATTGCAGGACTGATGATTGAGCTATTACAGCTGGGTGGAATACCAAAAAAGTGGGCCGATGGGTAACACACAACCAATCAGCGACAGGAAATATATCCTCAGCGGTTTGTGGAAATGTGAAAAATCCCCGACCGGCGCACACTGGTGGATTGGGGAAGACTCTAGAGATACTAAATCAGAGTTTACCTGCAAATACTGCAAACAGCGGAAAGAGTTTGGAATAAAGAATTACATACCAAATGAATGGAGGAAACCAAATGAATAAAAATGATGGACCAGACCCAATTCTGGAATACACTTACCCAATTGAGCAGAAGTTTACCAGGTGCCCCAATTGTGGAAATGAGGATACATTCGCCGCAAGGGAACTGAGAATCCTCAAGGAACACGGTCGGGCAGGAGAGGATGCACGAGCATTCCTGTTCGGCAAACGGTCGATTGTGGCTGACCAGCGGAATCCAATGATCCAAGTACCGATGGTTGCCGCCGAGTTCGACGTGTGTGTGGAATGTGGGACCATGTACGCCACGAGGGTTAATGTCACTCTTACCAGCCCACAGATACTCCAAGGTGGGTCAGTACCAAATCGCCAGCAGCGGAGACATCCAGGAAACCTGCTTGGGGGAAACTGATAATCAATGGTTATCCGTCACCACAATATCAATATAGGGGGAAGAACTGATGCCGATTACAATTCACCAGGAAGTCATTGAATCAGAGAACAGGATCGAGTATACCATCATCGAGATGATACCAGACCTCAAGATGCTTAGAGTTCCTGCCTACCGAGTGGAGAAAAGGTACATGGAGGAGTTCAAGAAGCTGGCCCCCAACCATGTGGCCGTGGATTATGATCCAACCTACAATGCCGATATTTATGTCCACAAGAGGCTGGCATTCCTCGCCAAACTGAACGTGGTATACCGGGAACGAATTTACATGGGGATTGTCTTCCGCCTCTATGACTGGAACCTGCTGGACTGGGAGATCAACTGCTGTCGCTCGCTGCGGAAAAACTTCCGGCCATGGAGATTCCGCAAGATTAGGAATGATCGGAAACGCCTTCGGGGATAGCTACCATGGCCGCAGGGTGGACTTGCCATCCATCCTACGGTCAATCCCTAGCAATCGCAAGTATTCCAACAACCTCCAGACTGCATGAACCATTGGAAGCAGTTTTGAAATTTTTTGGATTTCCCCAAGTGATACAAGAAACAACCAATCTATCTCGTAAAATGCCAACCCGTACCCCTGGCTGACATAACATACCTGGTGCCCCCAGTCTACCACATATAGTCTCGTGCCTACCCTCACCCGTATTGCATCTGGTTGCAGGTGCATGGGGATTGCAATTGCAGATGATTACGGCTACCCCATTTACCCACGTTTACCCAAATGGTACTATAGTACTACCGAATGTTGACCGATAGTACCTTGTACTGTGCTTACGGTTCCTTTATACTATACGTGTAGAGTAAATTGAAAGGGGTTGACAGATGCCAGCACTCGCCGCACTCATTCTTGCAGCTTGCTACCTGCTTCCAGCATTGGGGCTAATCAGCAGACTGGTTTGAGTGTGTGTATCGAACCTTAACAATTGAATACGGACTCATACCTGTCACTTGACACAATTCGCTCCCCTGTGCTATAATTTACATAGGCAGTCAAAAGCTCAGGACAGCCGAAATAAATATAGACGGAGGGAACATGAGCGACGTAAAGACACTGGATCAAATCAAGGCGGAACTGCAACAGGCAATCCTTAACGGCGACGATGCTCAGGTATTGGTACTCGCCAAGGCTGTGAACCAGCATGCGGCGGACGTCAAGAAGGCTGAAGCAGAGAAGCTGCGGAAGGAAGCTGAAGCACTAGCCGGACAGCGTGAGATATTGGAACAGAAAATCTACGCTGTTATCTCCAAGGCGATCAAGCCCAATGAATTGCTGGCAGTCAAGGCTAAGGGGTTCTCCATTGTCATTGACCACCAGGAAAATGACAAGGGGCAATTGGACGCCAACGGGGAAGTCAAGGTAACCGGAGGCTGCAAGCTGATGGTACCCACAATCAAAGCGGCAAGGGCATCCAGCGGCGGAGGCGGCGGAACTGGCTTAACCGTGGAGAACCAAACCGGTATGAAGCGAGCTGAATTGATCGAACAATTTGCCACGGACGAGGAGAAAGGCAAGATCAAGGAAGCCGGCGACGCTGCTGAGGCGGAAGGCAAGAACCGGAACAGCCGTGAGTGGAGCGCCGGACAGCCCGTAGTTAAGCGTATCCTCAAGGATAATCCCGAATTGCTGAAGCGCTAGGCGAATCCAATCGACGCATAGGGGGCGAGTTGTGGCAGGCATCCAAGTCAAGGGGCCACCATGACTCGCCTTTTATGTTGCTAGATACACCATTCCCCGAACATTAGTGGACATTGTGCCGGCTGTTGAGTGTAAATTATAGCCCAGAGGGGTGAATTGAGCGCCAAGTGATAGGGCACCGTGCAATAGGGATAGTTGTTGCTGGATACTGGCAATGACTGCACCATGACCAAGGAATATCAACTGGAGGAAACCAATGAAACTGACTGAGGCGGTTGGACTAATAGGCCGAACTGGTAATTATCTCCCGACCAAGGACATAGTATTCCAAGTACGGGCACTGGACGTCAAGCTATGCTATAATGTGGTGCATGTCCTGATTGAGCCTGTCACTGGAAGTGGGACAAAGTGGGTACACCATGACTCGGTGGCGTGGAAGTAGCCAGCCCATTGATTGGAGGATGGCAATAAGTAACCAGTATGTGGAGTATACCTGCAACCAGTGTGACCCGGACAACCCATGCACTTAGCGAAACCATACCGATGCCTACTTGGATTGGGAGCCAGCAGTGATCGGATGTACCAGTTGCGGGGAGCCAGCAAATAAAATAATGGAGTAGTGCGAATGGATATCAACGCCATGGATAAGCTATATGAGGAAGGGAGTAGATTATATGAGGAAGGGAGTAAACGGTATGAGGAAGGGGACAAGCTGTTTGCTGAAAGTGACAGACTGAGGGATAAAAGCATTGAACTGATAGTCGAGAGTGATAAGCTGTGGGATGAAGGCCGCAAGCTGAAGTCTGAGGGTTATAAGCTAAGTACGGAAGGGGATAGACTGATTACCGAAAGCGATAAACTGGGGAAGGAAAGCGTTAAGCTGAAGTCTGAGAGCAATAAACTATATGAGGAAGGGAGCAAGTTATACGCTGAGGGGTATGAGCTATACGCCAAAGGCTATAAGTTATATACTAAGATGTAGTGTACCAGTTGCGGTGGAGTAGGATTACAGCATGATAGGATGTGCATACCATGATCGGCGGATACTGGGCAGTCAACCTGAAGGTGGGCAATTATTGGGAAGTGCAGCATGTAACCGATTTGCAGGACGCACGGGATTACATTGCAGAGTGGAAGGCAGAGAACCCGACCGCTATCATGGAACTGCGGATAGCCAACGAGGATGGGAAGCTACTGTTTCCGGGGAGCAATCAACGATGAAGGTAATATGCAACCAATGTCACGGATGCAAGGAAGAATATACCTGCGGAGCGGCGGTGCTACATGAGGATACCAGTTGTGGGCCATGTCCATTTAATCCTGATGCTAAGTGTGTACCAATTCTACCGGCTATTGACAATTGCAATACCTTGGGATATAATAAAGGTGTAGTCAAGCATCAACGGAGAATGCAATGAAAACAATAGCAGTGGTCCTATTCTGGATACTCCTAGTCCTATTTATAATTCATGGGGAGGCAAGCAATGGACAACCAACGTGGAATGACAACAGCTATCCAGTCACCCAGTATGACGGTATCCCGGAAGCACCCAACGATATTGGGTTCGCACCATAGACTGCTAGACCTGCTGGCAATTATCACCGCCACAACCTGTATGCTGGTGGTACTCCTCACCCTCATCATGTGTTCCCTCGATCCAGCCGGACGCTGGGCTGTGGATGCAAACAGCAAAGGGGGAACTGCTGCTGGAACTGACCATCATCACCATTGCAGCACCGTTATCCATCATCCGCCTGTTCGTGTTGGCTCGCAGCAAGCAATGGACTACATCTGATTGACTACGCATTGTGATTGTCCAATTAACAATAGTCGGCATACGCCGAAATCATGACACTTGGAAGGAGATAAAATGAAAAAAGGATTGACCAAAGAGGAGTTCATCGACTGGGCCTTGAGCAGAGGATGGGAAAAAGATCGGTATAGTCACCTCCAGAAGGAACTGCACAAGGAGAAGATCAAAGAAATTCGAAAATACCGATTCAAACTATCCAACATCAGCGTTCGGTACGAAGTTCGCGTGCGTATTCCTGCCACAACATATAGCCCAGCCTCCAATGCGTGGGTCCGGCTGCAAAGCGGCTATTTCAAGGACTTGAGCATCAACGAACATGGGCAATTAGTGGGGCTGAAAAGGTGATTCCCGAAGTCAACCAGCGACCAACCCCCGCCCAATGCAGGGCAATCATCCTATGGCAGCCGCAGGCATCAACTAACAAGGAGGATAGCAATGGACAGCGGCCTAATTGAGAGATTATCCAATCCCACACTGTATCCTGGGCACCTCTCAGACATTGACGCTGCATTAGCTGGGATGAGGTTATCACCAGCAAATAAAATAACAAGGAGATACACTATGCCACTGAAACCCAATGCCGAGGACTGCAAGTACGCAGAAGGTGAGGTCTACCAGCATCCGAGATCGGAAGCACTGGATATTACCACCTGCGTAGGAGAGTCCTGTCCCGGCCTGTTCCGGTCACATCCGTCCGAGGACTAGACAACGTGTGGGGTCCAGCAATGGGCCTCACATCAACAATCAAGGAGAGGCAATGAAATCAGCAGAGGAGAGATTACAAGCCAACCTCAACATGTACCGCAGCGAGTGGATGTACCAAGCCCTGCAATTGTGACAATTATTCAAGGAGGGGAGACCAATGATACCACAACAAATGGATGACGTAACAACCGCATTACTGGAAGCCCTATGCAAGGATACTTGGGGCATGGGCAGGATGGAGGCAATAGAATCCAACACCTGTCTCGAATGCCACAAGCATATGGATGAGGATGAAACCTACTACGATGGAATGCAGTACACCGCCACTGGTCTATGCTCCGACTGCTATGATAAGTTCAATCAGGAATTAGAATCCCGCAAGGACATGGACCAACCAAGTATAGTGGTGATTCACCTCAGCCTCGACCCACTACATGCAACGAGGAACTAACCATGAACAATGAACTATACCGCAAACATGTTAACACGGTGATTGGACCAGAACCAGACAACCCTGAATACAGTGATAGTGTGGTCCTAACAACCGAGAACAATGGGTTCATGGTCTGGCTAGAAGAATCAATCAACAGGTCACCAATATCACACCAATTGATTACTATCCAGCCCACTACCGGGACGTAGCAATCTATTCCGCCGTACAGATGGCGGAGATACCATACCCAATAATCCACCTACGTCGGGACAACATAACGGAGGCAATGAAATGAATAGGTCCCAGTATAAGGATAAGTTACCGCCAACACCAGCACACCTAAAGGTGATTGATAGGCTGGTATCTGAAATCCACGAACTCGGCGGAGATGCAACAGTTAACCGACCTCCAGCTAACCGAGCTGAGGCACGACGACTCCTGTTCGCACTGATGAACCGTCGCAATCAGGTAAGGGGGTACTAATTGTGAGCAACCAATCAGAACATGTAATCATTGACCCGCAAGACGTGGAGTTATCATCACACCTGGAATGGGTAACCAACCGATGCGAAGAGTTGGCGGCTGCTGAGGGTAAAAACTTCTGGAGGTTACCAATCACCGAGCAGCATGAAATCTATGCAACCGCATTCATGGACCATACCAGGATACTCCACGATGCGTGAAGCTACCATTACCGCAACGTTCACACTGATCTGGTTTCTATACTTACTATTGGAGGCAGGACTATGAGTAGGCATCATTACAACAAGCAGCCAAGAGAGATACCATTAGAGGAACTACACCGTCGGGCAGTACGATGCAGTATCAATGGGTACCCAAAGCAGAAGTGGATAACATTCTGCGAGATACTCCTTGCACAGGGGTACTGCGTCCGCATATACATGGCAAAGAGTACACGATCCAAATACGTCCATGTCAGCTATCCATCCTACCCTAACAACGTATTCAAGGTCAGGTTCAGTGACCACAAACCAAACAAGTATAAGGAAATCCACAATGATTGTGACTTCTGGGTTGGGGTATCCAACTTCCAAGTACACACTACCGCCGAAGCAATCATGGCTGTGCTGGATTACTTCGAGAAAGAGAAACCATGGACAAAACAACAGACCCCCTGTAGCACCTGCATGAAGCCACCATACGAACTATGCAGCAATTGGCGGTACATCTTCCACCGCTGCAAGCTCGGGACAATAAACAAACCAACCGGAGGGGAACAGTACCAAGTAAAGGATTCAAGAACAGGGAAACCTGAGTGTGCAGATACCTACTGCTGAACCTAATACTGGACGAACCGGGTCACACGTTGGGGGAGTTGCAGTTCCTAATGGGTGCGGAACCATACATCGTCAAACAGGATGTACGCATTCTCCAGCAGATGGGGTATGTCACCAACATTCAACGTCCAATGCTGGTCGGACCATACCGAGCACCAATCAAGATCAATTATTACTATGTTCCGGAAGATATGCCAGAATAGGTAAATCAAATGTGATATATTTTTATGCTACTGAATCCCTATATAACTATATAGTATATAGTATATCACACCCAATTATCTGGAACACAATCACATATACATCAATTACCACCAATCATTTGGAGTATTATCATGCACTTATCCAAACAACAATTACTAGAACTGTTATCATTGGAGGATAGAATAAACCAAACCATGCAACAGTTCCGTGCTGATAATCCTCCACCAAAACTATCAACTCAACGAGCATCCCAAAACCAGAGGTACTATCAGAACCATAAACGCCAGCTACGATTACGAAAACTCCAACGTGATGTGGATAATCTCAACGATATGGGGGTGTAATATATAATAATATATATAGATATATAGGGATTCAGTAGCAAGAAAATATATCACTTTGAAATGAGGAACAACAATGGTACAGTATACCGCAGAGGACCTACCATATATGGTAGATTCAACTCAACAACCAGGTGCAATCTACTGCTGTGGTTTACATACCGGTGAACCAACAGAGCGGGAGATATATCACCGCAAGCTGTACCGCAAGGAGCACGGACAAACAAGTGGTATACATAAACAGTGCCCATGTTGTGGTAGTAAGAACACCGATTACCTCAGAGAAGTGGATATCACCAGCTGGTACTGCTGCTACGACTGTGACCTAGCATTCACATTCGAGGATGCACATGAACGGTTCATTGATATTACCGATGAACCAAATCCATTTGAATAAGGAGAGAACAATGACACGATCAAGGACTGGTAAAGTGATGGTAGAAATCCCATCCTGCAAACAATGCCCACATGTATCCCACTCAGGTGAGGAGACAAACCAATGAGGCCAAGGACATATGGATTAACCGACACACTGGACTTCGGTAAGTACAAAGGACAAACAGTGGCAGCGATAGCAATGGAGAATCCTGACTACCTACTCTGGGCACTCAGAGAGGTTGAAAGGTTTCACCTATCCACAGAGGACCAGCTCACTGTGCAGGAGTCCAAATACCTAAAGGACTGCCTGGAAGCTGGAATTAGTCCTGATCCTGAGACAGCAACGGAAGCCAATGCACCTATGTCCATACCTCCAGCATACACTATGACCTCTACCATTGGATTCGGCAAGTATAAAGGTAGCACTGTACAAGATGTATACAACAAGAATGCAAGGTACCTGTCCTGGCTGCTTGATAATGTTCAACGGTTTACGGTATCCAGTGAGCTAGAACAAATGATCCGCACTGCTGCTGCGGAAGAGGAATTCGAGAGGGTAGCTGAGGCCAGTATCAATGCACCAGATTCGTTTGAATTTCCAGATGATTACCACAATTAAGGAGGGAATAAATGAACAAGGAATCCTGTAATCACACGACTTGTCCATGGCATAGTACCTGGTTCAGTGGTAGCTGTGCTCACGGTGAGAACTACCACAAGTGTAATATCTATAAGAGGTGGCAAGATGGGGAAGCGTCTAAATCTGAGGAACAAGGTCCTCGGGGAGATGAAACTGACCGAGTACCGGGAGAAGAAGAAGCCACGGAAACTTAAGCAGACTGTGGTGCAGACAGACTCACCAGCGATTGAGAAATCCACCTTGATGAGATACATCGAACTGGTCAGTGGCCGGACAATTGAGTCCATGCTACTGGAAGGTTCCCTGTCCGTGATAGCGGCAAGGTTCAGTGACTACGCAGACAGGGAGATTGACCCATCCACCATCAGCAGGTGGATAAGGAAGTTCAAGCTACGATATACTGAGGATAATCTACCATCATGCTACCAGTGTCCTGACCGTGGACCTGCATGTGAGGGTGGGGTATGCTACATTCTAATTCACCATGAGTTATATGACCTATTGCCGTTGAAGAAATTGGAGATGTTTGATGAGTAACCTTGGAGGATTTAGAGGACTTACTTCCGCTGAACTATTAGCGTGGCAAGCCCCAAGGATAACCAATATTATAGAGAAGAATATTCTACCTGTTGGAGGTACAGCAGTAATCTATGGACCATCAGGTGCGGGCAAGTCCATTGTGGCACTGGACCTAATAACCCGTATTGCTGCTGGGATATCATGGTGCGGGTACAATACCAGACCTACACCAACCTATTACTTCCAGACAGAGATACCACAGCACCTACTCAAGCAGAGGTTTCAGAAATACCATGATAACCATACCCATATGACCACGAATTTCTGGATGGCATCCGCCCTATACACCAAGATAAACAAGGGGACAGATGCTTCCAACATGGAACGAGAGATGGCAAGGACTGGAGCTGAGTTGTTGGTTATCGACCCACTAAATAGTTCCATGTCCGGTAACCTAGTCGATGCCTACCAAGTAAGGACACAAATCCTGGATAAGCTGGACCAGTGGAGAGCTACCTTCAACTGTGCTACCTTGTTGATCCACCATGACAGACAATCGGAACATCATCAAGGCGAGACTTATTCCTATGGACCAGAGGAAATGTTCGGGGCTGAGGTTCTCAAGTGGGCGGACACTGTGATCCGTTTGGACTGTATCAGTGACCAGGACCCAATCATTACATTGAGGTTGCAGTTCCAAAAGATCAGGCATGCGGAATCATTGCTACCACCACTTCAGGTACAGTGCAGCAGGCTTACCTTGCACATGAGAACCATGACACCGGAAGAATACTAGCACTTGACAAGCATCTACCAATGTGATATAATTCACATGTATTCAAGTTAAGTCAAATATATTTAGGAGAGTAGTTAATGGAAGATACCACGTTCGCAATCAAGAAGGAGTGCTTGACACTTGCCAAGGACCTATGCCAAGGCAAGGCCAGTCCGGAATCGGTAGTGGAAGGAGCAACCAAGTTGGAAAAGTTCTTCTATGCTGAGGCACCTGGCAGTAGCACCGGTACTGAGCAGCCGGTGCAAAAGACCAAGCAAGCCTTCGAGTAGGAATCAATCAACCAATAACAAGGAGGGACAGGATGCTGTGAACATACACTAGCAGAGACCAAAATAAAATGTAAGGAGACTAATCATGCCCGAAGTAATACCGCAAGATGAACTGGAACAAATGCTCAAGACCCGTGGATTCGCTGATGGATTCCAGGCAACTCCCCTCCGTGACTTCTGGGGAGAACTGGAGTCATTCACCGGCGAGATGCGGGAACCCAAGTCAGGAGGTAACCCCTACCTGGTTGTGATCTATAACTTCAAGAATATTGAGGTTATCAGGTCTGAGGAACCCTACACCAGCCCGGTGGCGCAGCTGGAAATTCCCCACTCGAACAGCAAGAAATCCAAGTCCGGGTACTGGGGCGCATCCATCGACGCCATCATCAATGCCACTGTCCCGCCTGACGTCCCGGTCGAGGATCCACAGGTGAAAAGCCAATCATTCCTGATCGGTAAGATGGGACACTACAAGCTCATGCCCGGCAACCCCATACCTCAGAAGGATCAGGCTACTGGTAAATTTGTTGATGTACTGCAGGACTGCTGGAAACTGGTTGAACTACGTGATGCCGGCACTGTCATGCAACCTGCTGCTGGCGCTGCACCAGCTGTTCCTGGTGCCGTACCTCCGCCGGCTGCTAATCCTGTTGCTGCTACCAGTCCGAGAGACAGAGCATTGGAGCTGTTGAACGGTAAGACGGAACAGGAATGGCACAACATTGTGTTTGTGGATCCCACCGTCAAGGCGGACACCAACTTGGTCAATGAGATTGTTGGCAGGACATTCCTCACACCATACATTGCAGCAGGTATCGCCGTCCTGGACAAGGGCACTCAGCGGTACACAATAACACAGCCCACTGCATAGTCCTGTAAGGGAGATGATCCCGACAAACGACTATGTTGATGGAATGGTGCTAATGTTGAGGGTTACCTCTTGAAAAATGAAGACATGGGGGTTGACATCTCTAGCACCACACCCAGTGGGGGGAACGGACGGTGGCTGTATATAGGGAGCGCCGACTCCTGAAGGCTCCACTGCCCCCCACTGGGAAGTAAATAAATAGTGGTATAGGAATACATGATGTTATCGAAAATCTAATTGCTATACCACACTCAGATCATACTACAGAACATAATTTAATAAGGATAATATAATGTTGGAAGAATTCATATGCTCTGACGGACAAAGAACCCCCATCCAGGAATGCCTCAAATCCTGTCGCCTTAACCATCGGTGCCAATCAATCCCTTATCTCCACCTTGCGGCGGAACAGAGGGAATGGAAAGGTGAGGGCAGCACTACACAGCTACTCAATGGTACCATGCAGTCATTCCTCAAGGTGACCAAACCATACGCCATTGACCCGGACAGCATGGCGTTCGCTATACATGGTACTGGGTCCCATGCAGCCATTGAAGCCAAGGCAAAGGAACTTGGGATACCAACCGAGCTGTCGGCTACTGGTGATGGGCGCAATGCCATTGACCTGCTGGAATATGAGAATGGTAACTTGGATTTGCTCGATACCAAAACATGGGGCAGCTTCAAGGTTGCCAAGGTACTGGGTCTGACCAAGGTCGGGCGCAAGCCTGACCCATCCGGCGAGATGTACAAAACCAATGGCAAATGGGGCAAAGCTGGATCACCCAAGATGGTAGATATCTATGACATTGTGCCTGAGGAAGCGGACAAGTGGGATGTGGCAATGCAGTTAAACCGTTACCGCATCATGCTGGAGGATGAGAACATTCCAATCAATTGCCTCCGTGTCCATGCAATCGTGCGGGATGGTGGTACCATCACAGCCAAGAATCGTGGTGTGTACCGCAACACCTATATGATCCCGATTCCCAAGCTCAACGATGATGAGGTTCGGGAATACTTCTACATGAAAAACGAGCAGTTAGTTCAGGCTATCAATCAAGGATACTGGGAAGAACCGTGCAGCATTAAGGAACGGTGGGATGGTAACCGATGCAAGAACTTCTGTGAGGTATCCTCCTACTGTGTCCTCGGCATGGGAAGAGGATAACAATGGACGAGTATGATCTTGCATATTTGGCTGGTATTATTGATGGTGAAGGACATTTAACCATCACCAATTGTAATGGAGGTGTATCATTATATTCATATTATGGGGCGAAGACAAGTCATGCAAGGATACCTTAGCATTAACCGCTCCTAAGCCACTGGTCGACATGGAGCTTGATATTGGCTCCTTCGACCGGGCAAAGAGGAACCACCCGCATGCACCGATCAAGGATTGGTATGAACAAGGACTCATCAAGGTAGAGAGATACATCTTGCCGGTCAGTATTAACCTCGAAGCCGATATCGGAGCAACCAGGTCAGTGAAGATTCTCAAAGGATGGAAGGAACTGTGGTACAAATTCGCACAGGATTACTTCAAGTTCCTGGATGACCCAAACATAGCGACGATTATGATTAACACCGGTACCATCTTCTATGACCTCACCTGTCAGGGGTATTTGCAAGAGCTCCAGGAGAAACAGCTACCACTACTTGCCAATGGTACTGGCCGGGACGGTAAGCCTCTCCGAGTTAAACTCCAGAAGCAGGAGTATACTGAACCCAATGACCGCATGAGAGCGTTTGCTTACCAAGCCAAGGCTAAGGAAAAGAACCTGATTGTTACCCACCATGCAACCGATGAATATGGACCGATCCGCACATCCAAGGGCACTGAGATTGACAAGACAGGGAAGCGGGTCATGCACGGATGGAAACGCTGGGGTGACAGTGCCGATGTAATGGGTCGGGTTAATTGGAACCCAGCATACGTTGATCCAACCACCAATCAACTGGCACCGCGGAGTGAGTTCACCGTAGATATTGCTGAGGTCCAGGAGCTCAGGAATATGACATTCGGCAATCCTACCTGGGACCACATTGCCAAGTTTATTGCTATGATGCGGGGTGAATGACGCTCACACAAGCACGCCCAATCGCCCATGGTCAAGAGATTGGGGCTAGAGTTGATGCATTGCACATGATAGTACTAACTCTCTCAGATATTGACCATAGGGCGTCATGGTGTGTGCCCGGTTAATCAATAGCTAAGAGGTAATGATGGATTGGAGTTATATAGCTGGATTCTTTGATATTGAAGGTAATTGATCGCATGTCCAGACATTCCATAACCAAGTTGGATGAATTGATGGCTGCTCAAGATTTCTTAAATGGAGTTACACAATGATATTCAGGGATGTCTACGAACCAATACAAATTGAGGAATTGGTAAATCAAGCGGTCCCATGCATCAAAGCAAATCTCAATCACGAACTAGGTATAGCTGATTATACCTGGTTCGCATGGGACTCCCACCGAATACAGGTGGAGAGGAAACAAATCGACGAGGTGTTGTCTGGGATGGACAAAGTCGAGGAACTACTCCAACGAGAGATGACCAACGGTGTGGAAGAGACTATCCTCCTCATTGAGGGTGAGTGTGAGCCGGTGCCTGGTGTCCGCAATGCGGTGCAGTCCTTCAAGAAGGCAAAATCTAGGAACATCCTGGTCCCGTCCCACAAATATAATAAGTCCTACTCAGGCTATCAGGCTTGGTTATACCAGCTCGACAAAGCTGGGGTTACTGTAGTCAAGACACCACATTATATCGCAACAGCCCATACACTGGTAGCGCTGTACAAATCCAGCCAGGAGAAAACGCACAAGACCTTGCAGCGGTATATCAAGGATAAAATCGTAGCTAAGACGGATAACCCTCATGTCATCACCCTCATGGGTATCAAGAATGGCGGTGTCGGTGAGGAATTTGCCAAAGCCTTGATTGATAGGTTCGGCACCGTATGGTATACACTCAATCGTGATCCTGAGGACCTTGCATCCACCATTGTAGGGAACCAAACATTTGGAATGGTGAGGTCCAAGAAACTGCTGCGGGCAACGGGGAGGACAGTATGAAATACCTAATGTTAGAGTTGAGACGGGTATCACCAACTAACATAGTAGCGCACTGGAGGAGACTGGCATGGGTATTCAAAGGTGCACCATGATTGTACCTCCATCCATATGGTACATTGATACGGACATACCAGCACTAGAGGCAAGAGAGTGGCCCGGAGCATATGTCAATCCAATGCAATTGGCGCACCTGTCCATGATCCGCCAACTAACAGAGCTGGGATATGTCCCAATAGAGGCTGGTAGTTATCGAGATGCGGAGACACTGGACTACCATGTATTTATGAAGGGTAGACATTATGCCGTACAAGGACAAGGTAGTCAGAGCGCTAATCCGTAGGGGGTACTACCGAACAAAGCGGCATGGGAATTGGAGACAAACCGTAATAGATTGTGGGGGAATGTGCGTAGTGTGTGGAGCAACGGATCACCTAGAATTCCACGAAGCATTTGGAGAGGATCATGGATGTTCAGGTAAAATGCAGCAGAGAATCCTCCTCTGTCCTACGTGTCACGCTGACCACCATCCATACAACTACAACGTAGCTAGTAACCCCAATAAGTCAATGCTTATGCCGGATGTCAATGCGGAGGTTATCCGCTGCGGAGGATACTCAGCGTGGATTGCCATGTACATGTTGGATGATGACCGATGGGGAATTAGTATTGGAGCGAAAGGAGAAATAGTGGGATGATTAAAGAACAATTTGCACCTGAGATGGACCGCACACCTGAAGGATGGATTGACATGGGCAGTGACGCAAAACTCCGCAAGGAGATGTTTTTCCCTCCAGATGTTATGAGCCATCCAGCCAAGATGAACCTATACATGGCACAAGCTATGATTGACTACGTAGCGGACCCAGGAGAAATCATCATGGACCCATTCGGCGGAACAGGTACAACCATGATTGCCGCACTGCAAGGTATAAGGGTCATTCTACTGGAGATTGAGGATGGATACCACGAACTCCAATGTCAGGCAAGAGAGGAAATGGAGATGATGTACCCCAACACCGCTGGACTGGTTACACTCCTCAAGGGGGATAACAGGTTCCTCATGCCTATACCAGTGCATCATGCAATGACCTCGCCACCATATTCCACCGCCATGAAAGTTAAGAATGTACGTAAGCTGAAGGATGGGGCCAAGGATGATTGGCTGGTACAGATGGATAAGCAGATGGCGGACTACTGCAAGTCGGATAGGAATATCTCCAACCTCAACAGCTTCCTGTACACCAGAGCAATGGAGAAAATCTACACTCTCATGTACCAATCAGTCCTGCCCGGCGGTACAGTGAGCATCAATACCAAGGATCGGATAGTCGGCGGGAAACGTCAGCTCCTAAGTGAGTGGGTGTTCCGAGTATTTGATAGCCTTGGGGCGGAGAGGGTAGGACACTTCAAGTTCAAGGCAATGGGTAGTGGGTTCACCAAGATTGCACGGAGCCAAGGGAAGAACGTGGTGGATGAAGAAGATGTGATGGTGTTTCGGAAACCGGAATAAGGAGGATGCCATGAAACTATGCTTATGTTGTAAAGAGGAATTATCCAGAGTAGGAGCATTACTTGGCGGAGCGCAGGCATATACCTGCACTAACAAGAAGTGCGATCAATACCACGTATTGGTATATAGGGAGTAATCATGTTATTTTCCATCCTCGGCTGGCTATACAAACAACTGTGGAGCAGGACAACAGGACGACCATGGACATACGTAATAAGACAATACACAAAACATCAGCAGTGGGCCAGAGCTGGTGCTGTCATCCTATACAGTGGATTACTTGTGCCTCCTGTATTACACAACCTATGGGTAGACGCACTTGTCCTATTGACTCTATATTTCCTATGCTTCCTTGCTGGACACCTATGGTGGGATACAGCTGGGAAGTACATCAAACGTTAAAGGAGTTATCATGAACATTGGAGAAATTATAGGCACCTGGTTATCACGGGCACAGAGCATGGAATCCTACGCAGCAAAGAAAATGAGGAGTGATTATATATCTGGTAACACAGCAAGGGAGAAGGCGGCAATCTACCGTGTCTGCGCTAAGGAGCTGGCACATGCTGACCTGATTAGTGTTGAGGACATGGAAGTAATCCGCAAAGCATTATGGGGGATAGTGGAGGATGAACCTGACCGCAATGATGGACCTGAATTGGACTTCTTCGGCAATAGAGGTAACCAATGTACTTTGAACAAGACTACATAGACAACTTCTACTACCTTGGCGAGGAACCAATGGACGGTGACACCCTCCGGGAGTGGGTAGAATCTGAACCAAGGGTAATTGCCATTGACATTGAAGCGGTGAGTAAGGATAACCCACTGCCAATAGGATTGTGTCTGGTATCCAGTACCAACTTCGGGTTCTACTTCCCGCTGTTTCCGGAAGAGTCCCTCGCAGTGCCGTGGAAATTCCTCCAAGACCCTAATGTGGTGAATATCTACCACAATGGCCTGTTCGATGTGGCATCCCTCACCGAGTGGGGAGTACAGAGGGATATTGAGGACACGCTCATCATGGGGCGGTTGCTGTGCCATGAATCCAACACCCTTGCTGACCTGTCAGACCAATATGGTATTGCTTGCCCACGAACCAATGTCCTACTCAAGGAGCACAAAGCCAAGACGATGCTGGATATACCAGAGGAAGTGGTTGCTCGGCACTGTATCCTCCACGGCATGGCAACGTTGAGGCTGTTCCTAGAATTCAAACCTCGCATGTACCAGGAGCAGATTCACTCCTACTACAAGGAAGAGATGGCAACTTACCCAGTGATGGTGGAAATGTCTGAACGTGGGGTCCTCCTAGATCACGAGGAACGTGAACGTATCGAGTATTGCCTGGAGGCTGACCTGAAAAGTGCGCTGGACCGTTGCCACCAGGAGGCATACTTCAATCCAGGTTCCCCACAACAATGTGCTTACGTGTTGGCGGAAAGAGGTGCATACAATGTATTCACCAGATTACCATTCACCCAAGGTAAGAATGGTAGACCGACCAGTAACCTATCAACTGATGTCCATGTATTGGAGAGGATGACTGACCCACTATCGCAGTTGATCTTGACCTACCGCCAGAAGAAGAAGCTGTTGGGGACCTACATCTATCCGTGGGCGGGGCAGGATAGAGCAAGGACTAAGTTCCACCTGGAGGCTGCTACTGGGAGACCATCATCAACTGGCGGTGGTGAGGAAGGTTTCCGCAACATGCAGAATATACCTGGTGAGTATGACAAGACTGGAACCAAGAACGAATACAATGTGAGAGGGTGCTTATTGCCGGATTCCGGAGTCTGGTCTGATGGTGACTTCAGTCAAATTGAGCCTAGGAGCTTGGCCTACCTGAGCGGTGATCCAACCATGCAACATATATTTTCCCTACCACGGAGGAACCCGGACGGTACCAAGAATGTGGAAGCTGATATCCATCAACAAGTAGCGAATGAGATTGGCAAGTCCCGCAAGATGGGGAAGATTGCTAACCTTGCAATTCCCTACGGTGGCACACCTGAGACGGTGATGGAGATTATGAAGAGCCGGGATAGGTCACTTGCCAAGGAGATCATTGATGGCTGGGCAAGGAAATTCCCGGTTGCGTGGGAGTGGATCGTCGAACAGAAGCGGACGGCTATCCGCACCAGAGTGGTGTATTCCGCATTTGGCAGGCCAATGAAGATTAGTGATACGGAACCAGACAGTCGGGTTGAACGATGTGCTGTTGACTATCCATGTCAAGGCACAGCAGCGGATATCCTCAAGCGTGGGCTGGTATTGCTCTATAACAAAGGCATGGACTTGGCGCTGCAAATCCATGACCAATATGTGGTGGATGGCTATCATATGGAGGATGAGTTCGCATGTCTCAGGTCGATTGCTCCATTCGATACCCCATTCGAGATTAAATATACGGAGAGGTTAACATGATATGCTGTGATTGTGGAATGGAATACCCACCAGAGGATATGATTGGGCCGGAATGCCGGTACTGTAATACTGAGAATCGGATAACAGAGGAGTTGGATGAAACCTGCATAAATTGCACGGAGAGGTTAAATGGAGGTGATAATGGATAGCGGTGGTATGCCCAAAGATTGGAAACCAACAATCAGTCTTAATCAACGAATATTAAATGAGATCAGACGAATCATAGATGATCCATCATGCCCATTCATAAAGGATAGAGACACAGCTTGCCCAGAAAGGCGGGGCATGAATGCACCATGTATGGTATGTAAGCTAGCCAAAATCAGAGAACTAGTAGATTAGGAGGGATATGGTAAGTAAAATTAAACCAACAGGACAAGAATTCCCGGACATGGCAGTACAATATAAGGAAGGTAATGAGACATGGAGGGAAGGTATCGTGAATCAGGATATACAACTCTGCAGGAGTATTTGTCCTCACACCTCGGACGATAAACTCAAGGATTGTTGGAACAGTTGGGCATGCAGTATCTACTGGCAGGAATATTACAGTAGGCACAAAGATGAGGAAGTTGCCTACTGGATGGACAGGAAGTGTGCCACATCAGGATGCTATAGTTACCGTATGACCTGGAGTGTCTACTGTGAAAAGTGCATGTGTGGAGGACCAAGACAGTTGCCGGAGCAGGCAATTAAGCTCCTCAAGAAGGTTGGGAGATGAAACCGATAGAAGCGAGGAGATTGCTGCGGACCAAGATTAGCCACTCATTCGGTGCATTTGATATGTACGGACTGGGTGTGCTGATACCGGAGGCCATCCACGTTTGTATTGAGGCTGCGGAAGAATTCCACAAAAATATGGAGGATCAGGATCATGATGATATACCAGTTCAAGTGCCTGAAGTGCCAGCAGGTCCTGGAGGAGAGACAGCCGATGTTATCGCCTCATGTGCTGGACTGTCCGACCTGCAAAATACCTGCGACTAGGATATACTGTACCCCGACTGATACCTATCCAGGTAGCCTATTCAACAAGGACGGCAGCAGGATGGATGAGGGTGATATACCGAGGGTGCATACAGGACACAATAAATTCTTTAGTGGATTTGGAGGAGGAAAATAATGGGTATGATGCAGACCTACACAGGCAGGATAGTGGACCCACTGTGTCCGCAACCGGATGATATCGATATCAAGGACATCGCACATTCATTGTCCCTACAATGCAGGTACAATGGTCATTGCAAAGTGTTCTATTCGGTAGCACAGCATTCGGTATATGTGGCAAGTCTGTTACCAGCAAACAAACCACGACTTCAGCTTAAAGGATTACTCCACGATGCCAGTGAAGCATTTATTGGGGATATCACCAGACCGGTGAAGATGGAGTTTCCAGCATTCAAGGAGTATGAGAGTATAATCCAACACCATATTTACTCCACTCTATGTGGCGTACCTACCCCAGAGGAAGAGGAGCTTATCCAATATATAGATAATGTGGTGCTATCCACCGAGGCGCATAGTCCGTTGTTATTCGACCGCATGGAATTCAATTGGGGAATACCCGAACCATCAACTGTAATCCGGATACTCCCCAAACCCGCATACAAAGCGGAGGAACGCTTCCTGGAGGTATACTCTAAGCTGGCTGTCGTCCGGGGACAGTGACAACCCGTTTCCGATACTCAGCTTTGGTGTTTAGAATCCGGTAGAATTCCGACTGTCTGGTACTTGACTCTGCCCGGAACCTATCCGCCAAGATCATACAGCCCTCCGCAGCATTCTGATACAGGCCAGCTTCAGCAAGGTACCGGTCAATCTGGTACAATCTGGAGTTGGCCTCATTTATTGCAGCATTGACACTAGATATCCTCTGCGCCGCCTCTTGGATAAATGAATTGGCAATACCGACCCAGCCTTGGGATTCTTGAATATAACTGGTTAACATAGCCAGTCGGGAATTCACCTCCTGCAAATAACCCGCAGCAGTTTGTATCCTGGTCTGCCCGATTGCTACTCGGCTCTTGGAATATTCCGAATAGTAGGCCGGGACATTGACTCCACCATCGTTGAGCTGGTTGATGGTATCATCTCCGGTATCCAGGTACGCCTCAGCTCCAGTCGTGGCTTTGTCCAGGCTAATGGTGGATACTCCATCCAACGCTGAGTTGATGGCGTCCATTGCCACGATGATCTTGGTACGCAGATCCGCCGCATTGTCACTGATGTCAGCCAGTATTTCCTTCGCATTATCAGTGGTGCCATTGGTCTCCAGGTATGTAGCTACCTTACCCAGTGCAATGTCAATTTCACCAGTTGTCAGTGTTAACATGGAAGCCGCCTTCCCCAGTGCGGTACTAATTGTGGCATGTACCGTGGTGGTGTATCCAAGCTCCGTTCTCAGGCTTGCAATATCCGTGATGGCTTGCAGTTCCTGTTCAAGTGCCTTGAATTCAAGGACAAATCCACAGGCACCGATAAGGACTACTTCATCCAAAACTTCCGGATAACTTCCACCTCCATACAGGGTAGGTGGAGCATGCTTGGCTTCATAGAATATGGTAATGTGTTCCTTATCCACAAACGCTTGCTGGGATTGTCCCTGTCTCTGGGCGGTGATGGTTAACTGGTTACCCCAAATATTGTACCCAACGAATTGCTCCGGCATTTTCCCCTCCGGATATTTGACCCTCACCACTCTTAGTAGTCCTGGCAGGATATCCTCGATGTTGATTGACACCGGGGACCTGGAGTAGTTCGCATAGTAGGTAGTTCCAGCAGACATGTCGCCACTGGAGAGGACCTTGATCCTTCCATTCTGATTGTCCACCTCATAATCAGTATCTCTGGTGTACTTGGTTCCACTCTTACCTGACCCACTGTAGATAGCATCGGTACCAGACTCTAATGGATTAGATAAGTTAATCCAAATATCAGTGCCAGCGGGAACACCAACATCCAGAGTATCAGCAGCACCATTTCCGGAAATCTCATTTATCTCAACCTCCTGTATGGCTTTGAAATAAATCTTCCCGGTCTGGGATAACCCATTGTATCGGTAGAATGATTCTTCCCGATATACTCCATCCACATCCATACCCTTCACAATAATAGTGAATTGGGTAATGGACACGTCAGCGTCGGTTACCAGTATTGTCACTGGTTGAGGTATAGTCGGTATCAAGGTACTGGTCAGCGTTGCTAGGTCACCGTCCACTGAGTCGCTGATATCCATGGCATCCACGAAGCGGTCCACATCCAATGCAGCAGGAACAGAGAAGGAATCATCGGTAACAGCCTGCCTCCAGGTATGGTCATACACCAGCTCACGTGGAAGTTTCCTGCTCATGATGTCAACTGCTTTCCAGATGGCCCTAGTCCCCTCAGCGGTGGAGAACTCTGAGTCCAATGTCATCTTGAGATCGGTTGCCATATTACCGAGCATTGCGGTAAGGTCCATTATACACCTCCTCTAAATAGTGCAATCAATGCCATTGCCAATCCTTGCACACTTGTACCTATCCTCTTGATCCATTTAATGTCATTGGTATTTCTCTCCAATTGCTTACATACAGTGGTTAGATCATCCTCGATCTCATGCATCCTAGTGCTGCCTGTATCCAACCGTTTAATAATGGATGGTATGTCAGTCGTCCTAACCTGCTTGAGTTGTTCATCCATACGGATTAGTAATTCATCCCGGTCGCCATTGGATAATACAGTCATAAATCCTCCTATATCATATACCAATTGGAAATAAAGGATACGTAAACATCAGCGTAGGTGGTTATAGAGACCACATATTTGGTATCACTAGCCAATATAAATTCATTTACTCCTCTAGCCCCACCAGATGAAATAGTTTTACTTGCAAGACCCGTAGAACCTACCCTAGTTGAATAGATAACTGTACCATCTGCCCCTCCAGCAGGAGTTCTTCGGACAATTACATCTGATTTTTTGATGCTATTCCTATCCCTATTATATGGAATAAGTCTAGTACCTATAGTATGTGTGGATCCTTCGTACAGCTGGAATAGCATTTCCCCGGTACATTCTATTGGAACTAATATATGCACATGCTTGGTGGATTTTGGAGTAGTAATCATCCACTTCTGAGTGGTAGTATTGACATTAACCACATCAGATATAACATAGGAATTCTCATCATGTATCTGGTGATGTGAATCCTGAATGATGGTTAGTATACCAGACAGCGTATCAATATTCAGTACCATATCTAATGGTTTTCCACTACCATTGGAGGTCAATAACTGTACATTAACTGGCATCGGATTCCTCCATCACCTCATCTGACATGCTGGTCAGGTGCAGACCATGTAGCTTGAGTTCCATCAATACCTGATTGTTGAGGTCCACGAGTTCTTCCAGATTTCCTTGGAGTATTTCCTCCAGTTTCACGCTAACACCTCCTATCACGTACCATTCAGTTCCGCTACAAACCACCCGCATGTATTGGTACTGGAGAGTCATATCGATATAGTCAGCCCCATCGAGTAAATCTGAGGCTAGCACACGCACGAGATTGGCACTAGAATCAATTTTCTTGATGGTATAATGCCTTCCCCTATTGCTGGAAGCAGTGGGCAATGTGATCGTAACTGGTCCTCCTGACGCATCCACAAGGATAATTGCCGATGTGCTGGCAGTGTAGTTGGTAGTTACACCCACACTACCGTAGACATTGGTGATACTGGTTCCAGGCACACTACCTGGAGCAGTGGGTGGCCTGCCAGTACCCATGTCAGCGGACTTCATGTTGGCGGGCCTGCCCTGCTTGTTTGGATAGAATTCAACTACCTTCCCGCTGTGGGGAGGATCACCATAGGTCATTGATTCATCCTCCTAATATAGGACTGAATCTCATCCATGCTTTTACCCTCCGCAAACATCCTACGTACGATGTCGGTTGGTACATTACCAAATGCCCGCTGAACTGCATCTTCATCTATCTTTGCTGGTTTTCTGTCACTGCCCGGTGTAAGATATTTACTAAGGCCTCCAAGGGATTTTCTGAGCTGCTTACCGGCAGCGGCTCCAAGCTCTCCGGGCAATTCGCCCACCTCCTGAGCTCCGTGGTAAACATCAACAACGAAGTCATCTAGTCCATAGTTCCAGAAAGTTTCTCCAGCTCCCTCTCTCCATGGCGTTATTGTTCTCCACACATCAGTACCACCACTACTAGGTTCTACTACCTCCGGCTGTGGTTTAGTGATGTCTTCTGCCTTGGTGGGTTCCACTACCACCTCATCCTCCGCATTCTTGATTGAATCAGTAGGTTTGGTGGTCCATTCCGGCAGGCCAAAGTCAGCGATTACCCCTCCATGGTTGATCTCCAGGTTATATATCCGACCTTTGCGATCATACCGATGGACAAGACTAGACACAATCTTGCCGCCGAAATACCCGATCTGAACAATATGCACTGTAGGATAGAGGGTAGATGTTCTCCCAATCAAATAGTAGTTGGAGCCATCCTTAATGATGTAGTACACCCTCATGTTGACGTATTCAGATTCCAGCCTGTTACCTGTGTCATCGTATAGGGATACCCAGTAGTCATAGCGACCACCGATTATACCTGCTGGATGGTCATAGACAATCATGACGGCGTTATAATCCTCCATGATTTCCACCGTGCTACTACCAAGAGCCATGCGCCTCCAATCTGGAGTTAGTCCACCACGGATATAGATATGGGTGGAGGTGAACCCGGCAGCGGACCATGATGTCCCAATAAAGTCGGTGTCAGGTATTACCTGCCTATCCAGTGTCATGGTTGCAGCATCCACGATATCATAAAATCGGACCTGCCAAAGCTCGTCTGGTGCGGCTGTCTGACCTTCCCAGAAATACAACTTACCATCCACAAGTGGTATCTCATATGGTCCACCAAGAGTGGTGATATTATCCGGAGTATACCCCGCATATATTTTGGTAGTCATGGTGGCCTGATCCACCTTGACGAACTGGTATTCATAACTCCTGTAGGCATGGCCACCAAATCGCAGGTAGATATTGGTATCATCAACTTGCATGCCATAACACGGTTCAGCGGCATTACCTGTATCATGTTCCCAGTAATCTACAGTGGTCATGGTTTCCGCATTGATCTTGTATACCCGTGCTCTGGCTGCGGTAGCAAGTTGTGGATTAGCCAGCACATATAGGAATCCTCCACTATGGAAGCAGAAGTATAAGGATGCATAGTCATCATCGGCATAGTTAACCGGACTATCCCACGTAGCCTGCAATGTGAGGGTTTCCAGGTCCAGCTTGTACACCTTGAACACACTGATACTGCTGGCAGTGAGGTATAGGTACGTACCATCAGATGCACCATGGTTGGTATATCCATACTGGTCATCGCCAACCCAGGTCAGATCACTTTTAATAATATCCAACGCCATAATTACACCCTGTTATCCACTACTCCAACGATATCCCCAATCTCAGGTCGGCAGTCATGGAATGGGAGAAGTATCCGGCCGCCACTGGCTTCCTGTTTAATGCGCCATAGGATAGCTTCCGCTCTGGCATCAGCATCTTCCTGAGTTCGGATATTCCCATCCTGGAATACTTCCACTACTTCCACATATTCCGAAATTGCATCGTCGTCGGTGGCAGTACCAAAGATTACTTCATAGTCTGCGGTCCCCCATTCCTCGGTGCTGGGGTCCTGGTTACACAGTACCACAATGCTATTGGGTTCGGTGACAGAGTCCTGTGAATCATATTCATCGAAGTATGGAGCTGCATCAGAGAAGTAGGTAATGTCATTGACCTCATCATCTTCCCTGAATATGGGCTGGAATGTGGTGCTTGGTCTGCACCTATAATAGCAATAAGTCATCCATATCAATCTATATAGGATCGCAGCACCGGCCTCATATCCTGACTGTCCAATCGCAAATGTTGGTTTGAAGGTATCAATAATACCATCGCTGGTATTTACATCAACCCATGTCCAGCCCAGTGATAGTGCTACCAACTCCATGATCTCCTGAATGGTGTGGGTGCCATCAAATAGACCGGAGTATGGAAGTACAGCGCCAGCATCTTCCCATTCCACAGTACCATCAACCACCGGTTCAGTAGTCCAGTCCGGTTCAGTACCTCCAGTGGTACCTTCCGTAATGCAGGTATACATTCTACCATTATATTCCGTCGGGCCGATGTGCTGTCCTTCCACCACATCTTGGACAGCTTTCCAGGTAAGTAGTCCTGGCAGGACTTTCTCCCTTCTTAGTCTGCTCCACATACCCTCCGCATATATCTGGTAGATTCTTTCTCCTCCCTTACTAATCTTCTGGATGGACTTCACCCAGAGAGTAGCGGTACCAACTGTATCTGTTGCACTGCCTCCATTTCCGCTGGAGTCATATCCATAGCCGATCTCAAATTCTTGTCCCTTGAGGTTCACATTGTCCAACGCACCGTCACGGTTGGATAGACCAATGACGGCGCGTTCTCGGTACGGCTCCTCATTATGCTCAAGGTACAGGAGGCGGCTCCAATACTCAGTGCCGTTGATTTCCACACTGATGTATGGAGTCTTGCTGGGGTCCTCCTGTGTATCAATCAGAGCTTGGGTTATGTTACCATCAGATACAGTTCTCATGGTTATTTCCTCAACATGATTTCGGCATTCCTAGCCATCTGCCAGTGGGTAAGTATAGCATTGTAGATTAGGATATCATCAATGTACCCATCCCAGGTACTATTGCCGCCATCATCACCAACGTATGGATTATGTGTTCCCGCTACTGGAGTACCGCTGTCTTGATCGGTATTACCTATCAGGGCAAAGCTGTAGGAGCGGCCCATTGGAGTACCAAGATAGAAGTTGCAGGTACCATCCGCAGCACGAGTTACTCCCAGCATGTACTCCTGCCCGGCAGTAATGCTATTTGTACCTGTATTACCACTGGCTGCTCCACCGTTGGAGGTCATATAGATTGCATTGAGAGGACCAGCAATCCCCAACGCCAACTTGCCATTGTCCAGTATCCTTCCGTAGTTGTTACCTCCACCGCTGTCAGCACGGAATCTACACATGATGGTAAGAGCTCCATCAAGATTGCCGAGTGTTGCGCCAAGGTCAAACTTATCACCAAGGTTGGGGAAGGATGCTCCCAGTAATGAATCGAAGGTAACACCAACAGCGGCAGTGTGGGTAACTCCACCATAATCTGTGAAGGTACCTGACTGGTGGGAGTAATCCCCAAGTGCTACTAGGTTAGAGGTGAGGTAGTCCAATGCTGCCATACCGGGCCAAGTCACTATCCTATTCCTCTCTATCTGTGCTAGTGACCTGATTTCCTTGTATATAATTACCTCATCAATGACGCCGTTAAATCCTCTACTGCCTCCACTATTGTTGCCAATTACCATAGAAACTCCTGCCACAGGTATCCCAGACAGTGGATCAGAACCATCACTCTCGGACATTGCAACATATGGAGTACCGATATAGAACTTACAGGAGCCTGTAGCAGCTACTCTGGTAATGGCTATCCTCTGCCATATCCCCCATTTGATGTCCGCTGCGGAATTTGCTACGGTAGATCCATCCGACTCAAACGTAATTTTTTGACTGACTGGTATGAATCCAATGATCTTGGTGTTGTCAATAAATCGACCAAAGCCACCACCACCAGGTCCGTATGGCTTGATCCACGCTTCAATGGTAATATCCGTATCGTGGAGTCCGCCAAAATCTGTGAAGAATGCAGCAATGCCATTACCTCCAGTCAGGTGCATCCCATCAACGCCAAAGGTTGCAGCACCACTGACAGTTACACGGTTACCATGATCTGTCTGCCGGGACTCGTACCATTCATGGAATGCCAACCTGAACAATTGGTTGTACAGGTCTATGTCCCCGATACGGAAACCATCCTGTAACCCACGACGACATCCATCCACTGGATGCCGGTATGCGTCAAGTCTACGTCCATGCCACAGTAGATTGTCCATTATGCCCTCGCATATTTTATGATGACGGTATAATGACAGGTTTCAGTGTTGGCACAGGCCACTATCAAATCCTCACCAGGCTCATAGGTATACATGCGACCACCAAATTCTCGGATGATTGAGTCCGGCATGGCGGATACATTCTCCCTGACCAGCCGCACATCGCCCTTGCCATCTCGGTCAAGGTCTATCGTGATGTCCTCAGAGGTGGTGGCAGTACCATAGTCTCTCGCAACTTCGATTGATTCCAGTACCCACCGATATTTGGGAGCAGTGAAGGTTGCACCATTGGCATCCCGAATTGTCAGGTGGACAGGAGGCTCAGTTTGTCGGGTAAGAATCTTAAGTTGCTGTAAAAGTTCCTTTAGCATGTTATCCTCCAATATAATAATAGAGGGGGAGAGGAGTGTGACCCCCAATCCCCCTCTCATTAGTCACCAGCTACTACTAGCTGGTGGGATACCACCCAGCGGGAACGTGAGCGAAGGTGACACTGCCCATGAAGGTGGGAGCGTTGGTACCAACGACGTACCCGATGATGGCGCCGGGACCTGCGATGAACTTGGGAACCTGGAAATACTTGTAGAAGGTCTGGAGTGCGGACTCCACGGTTCCGGCAGTTTCAGCGGCGACCTGGGTCACTTCCCATCGCTTGAATCCGAGAATATCGGAGCAAGTGGGATCAGTGATATCACTAGTGACGATGGAGTAGCAGCGACCGGAGAAGGCACTGGCACCGTCCAGGTTGTTCAGCGCAGTTTCCACGGTGGCAGTGGCGCCGGCGGCAACGGTGGCGTCCCGATCCGCAATAAACAGGACCTCAGTCATGTCATCGTAGGCGTCGGTATCATTTACCGCAACGGCAAGGTCGATCTCAATGGGGATGAGGAAGCCACTGTCAATGGCGATAACGATCTCCGGCTGGTCATGGTCAACAGAAGCATTCCCAGTGAGTGCGGTATAACTGTCGCCACCGGTGATGGTGCCAAGGTCGAGGGTGTAGACCAGTCCAGCCATCGCAAGGCGTTGCTGCCATCCTATGGTGAACAGCTCACCAAGCTTGCTGGTGCTGAGGAATGCTTTGTCTCCATCAGTCCCCTGTGGGGAAACGCTCATTTGCTGGATTTGTCCTTTTACATCGGTAATCATAGTTGGGTCTCCTTTTCTTTTTATTTTGGTGACTCTCAATACCTGATAGGCTCAGGCTCGCCAATCACTTTTCCGTATAGGCATCCTCCTTATGCGTCGCTCTGGAGATCATCGGGATCGGGATCAGTCATTGGAGCTTCCTCTCCCAATATTATCTCCAGTAAGCGTCGTTCACGGTCAGCGGTGCTCTCACCGATATCCGGCTGTCCTGTTTTCCTAGGCATTACTACCTCCCATTTGCTCCTTCGCCATGGAATGACACATAGCAGCAGCTTCATCCTGATCCTTCCCGGCTCTCACCTCTCTGGCTATGCAAGCAGAGATTGCTGCTTTCCGCTGCGCATCGTCGGAGGTTGAAGTCAGGCGGTCAATTTCTGGCTGCGACATTATGCATCCTCCACATTATCAATGTCGGGTTCCTCGAAGGAGCCTCCCATTTGTTCCAGAGCATAGATAACCGCTTCGAGGTCCCACTCGGACCCTTCGCTGCCAAGCTGGTCACCAATAAGTTCGGCATTCAACAGGGTACGCAGGATGATGACCTGAACATTGGCAAGGAGGCGAATGCCATCCACCTGAGTGTGGGTCAGTCCAGTTGGGATATCCGCAGCGGCGAGGATGGTTGTCCAATCAATCTTTTTCGGTGGACCACCATTATATTGGATAACCATTCCGCCACTGTCAAAACTGATATCCTTGATCTTGGACATGGCTACCTCCTATAGATGTTCGAACGGTCCATGCAGTAGGTAGGCTACGCTGGCACCAAAGTCATCGCTTGCGGTACACACTGCGTACAACCTTACGTACTTGAGTCTGGTTGCAAATCGCCTGATGATTGTGATAGGAGTTTCACTCCCAAGTACCACTCCCTCGGTGGCTGCGTCAACTTCAAATGTCGCCAGCCTGTGAACCTTGGAGCTGGAGAAATCATAGTCATCGCAGCCTTGGAGTATGGCAATCAGTGCATCCCCATCGGCGTTGGCTTCCTTCAGCGTAAGGACCACTGCCAGCCCATCCGCAGGGGTGCCGTTGATTTTCAGGACAACAAATCCCCCACTGTTTCTGGTGATACTGGTCGGCGCACCATACTTTGATGTCACCAGATTGGCGTAAGTCCAATCAGCGGAGCCATCTACCAATTCCATATTGGCGTCGTATCCAGGCATTGGTATTCCTCCTTACATTCGGCCATGTGCCCATGGTTGAAGCATGAGTTGGGCACCGCCAAAATTACTCCCAGCACTTGGAGTGAAGCTACCCCGAACATATCGTTTGGTGATTGCACACCGCCTGACATGGTGGTTAGGTCCACCCAACGTGGGGCGTGGTTCGACAATGGCGACTCCGGACATGGTCGCAACTCCGGTATCGGAGCTGGTGAGTGTCTCATCCTCATCATCGAATAGGTCATCGGAGCCTACCATGGTCACAATGATGTAGCCAACTTTCCCCACAGTCAGTAGGTCAGGATGGATCCATCGAATGACTCCGGTATCTCCAGTTGTGACTCCAGTAAGGGTTGCCCCGATATCACTGGAGACAAATGCTGTGGTGACCGTCACCTTCAACAGGCGGGTATAAGCATAGAGAGTTGGAAAGGTAACGAGTGTCTCATACCCAAATGTCTCATGGTCGGATTGTTGTATCTCCACAGCGAGTGTGTCGGCATAGGTGGTTGGAATATCCGGCAATACCATGACCGCCGCAATGTCCATTACTCCCTCATTGCCGCCACGAGGTTTGCAGGTTCCGCCAAGGTCAAGGACTTTCGCACCATCATCGTTGGCAGTTGTTGAAACCGCCACAACTTCATTGGTGTCCAGATCGACGGAACCATCTCGCAGGATCAAACTGTTATCAAAAGGCATTGGATTCCTCCTTAGCTGGAGCTGTTCGGGATAATGTCATGCCCACGTACAATACAGTACGGATCGACCTGGGCAAGACCGAGCGGCCAATCAAGCTCGGTGCGGTATACTGGTTTGTCTTCCAGTCGACCAAGGTCCTCGACTTCCATCGGGTACTCTTGGATTCCCCAGAGCTTCTCACCAATGCCGAACTGGACTGCAAACATGCTGGAGGACTCGCCACCAGTGGTTGCTGAACCGTCAGCAGTTTCGGTTGTGGTAATAATCTCCGAGGTCTGGTCAGCCTTGACTCCGATGTCGGATAGCCATGCTGATCCATACATGTCGATGGTACGATCGAACATGTCCTTGGTGGTATCGAGCAGCCTCTCCTTCCTCAGCAAGGATCGGATAGCCAGCAAAGTGGTACTGCACATGTGAATAATTTGCGGGTTGTGACCCCGAACCTGGTACATCATCTTGTCCATGTTATTGAGGAAATCATGGCTCACTGCACTGGAATTGAGGAACCCAACTCCATTGCATTGGAAGTCGATCTTCTGGCCGGTGTATCCCTCGGCATATACATCATCAACCCTCTGCTTGATACCCTTGAATTCTTCGGAATCGGTATCGGGGTTACCGTTGATGTACTTGTCATTGAACTTGTATGCCATGGACTTGGTCATCATGACCTGGGTAATAGCACGAGCGGCTGCGATGGTATTCTTGGCTCTTGCAATCGCTTTGTCGGTATCGAAGTTCCCGCCCATCAGGGCAATGTGCTCGGTTTTCTGTTCCAGCGAACCTTGGGAACCAGTATAGCCTTCATTGACTTTCCGGAATCCAACACTGGGCAGAGTACCCATACGCACGACCTTGGTGGAGAGAGCGCCGATTGTTTCCCACGGAATGAGCTGCATGATGATAGCTTCCATGAGGAAGATGTCGATCACGGATTTCCGCAGCATGTCGGTTTCAACCTTGGACATCTCTACGAGAGTGAACTCTCCTGACATGGGTAATGGCCCTCCTTACTTTTTGTTGCTGGTCTCATAGCCCATCTGAGCCAGAGCCAACGGTGATTTACCTTCAACAGATGCTGGGGTTCCTCCAGGAGGAGTAGCTCCATCGTAATTGGACAGAGGAGTTGTATTCCCAGACTGCAATCGGTAGGCAGACAACGTTGTTTCAAGGGTCGGCAAGTCCATGCTTGCTATCTTGGTAGCGTCCACTTTGTGGTTAGACACCAGAGTAGCTTTGATGTTTTCGGTGAGCTTGTTGGTAAGCACACCACCAGCTTCCTTAGAAGCGGCCAGTTCTGATTGGACTTGTTCCAACATTGTCTTTACACCAGGTAGCTCGGACACAGCAGTCTCGGCTTGTTCACGAGCAGCCTTCTCACGCAACCAAGTTTGGTTAAGTTCCTCCTTGGTGGTGTTGGCCGTTGCGAGCTGGGCCTGAAGGTTAGTCACTTGGGTCTCAAGAGTTGCGGACCTGGCCTTCACTGCGCCTAGGTCGGACTCCTTCACCATCCTGACTGGTTGTCCACCAATCGTTACGGTAATGGATCCGTCCTGAGCAATTTCTGTTTGCTGTATCTCGATCATGATACCTCCCTATTATTATTATAACATACTTTGTGTCATCCGTCAAGGTGTTTTGGTGATATATTCAATGCAATTTAATAATATAGTTCCTACTCGGTAACAAGAATGCTTGATCGGTCAGCTTCCCATTTGGCTACCATATCCTTTGCAGCTTTTGTTTTGGTGGTGGTAGTGTATCCAAACACGTAGAGGTAGAAGTCTAACATCGGGGACACTTCCCTCAATGCACCTTTGGCGTCGGATACCTCACTCTCATAGCCGGATACGATCTGACGACCATCGCTTCCTTGTAGCTTTCGGATTTCCTCCTTCCGTTTCATAGTAGTTGTATCGGCATAGTATTCCCGGATTAGTTTTTGCTCCTCCACATCACGGCCCTCGAATACAATCCTGGTGCTGGCTTTGTATCCTCGGATGTAGGTATTGTACGCATACTTGAAGGTGGACTCCATCGGGGTTCGGTATTTGGTGATCCACGAATCAAATTCGGATCGTTGACCCTCGGTCAATGCCATACGGACAGCTTCCCGCTTCAGCCAGAAGGTGGTGAAATCTGGCTCCAGGACACCAGTGTATGGGTCAATCTTATCCTCCAGCTCAATAGTGTAATAGAGGTTAACTGCTTCCTTTAATGGGGTGTCAGGTGGTACTGAGTATCCCAAACGATTGGCAAGTTCCTTTCTTCCTTCTGGAGTAAGAGCATAGACTGCCGCTTCGAATTCTGGATCTTTCTCCAGGGTATCACACTTGGAGACGTAATCATTCCAATTGGCCGCATACTGGGTACGCCACTCTCCACCATCAAAGTGGAATTCAACACTTGGTGTAAGAAATCCTTGGTCAACATCTGCTTGTGTAGCAAGGCGGTCATCTTGGTAGCCCTCCCTTTTATTCCAATACTGGTCAATCTTAGCTTTCACGTCCGCAACTTCTGGTGGGACTAGGATGTTGGACCTGCCAAAGTAGGTCTTCCACTCCCAGACCTCATCCAATGCTCGTTGCAGATCAAGTGGTAGTCCTCCCACCACATCAGTTGGCCGGAGATGTTTCTTCCACAGATCACGCTGGAATTCCTCACTCATGCCAAGGTGGTCCTCAATAATCTCCGACACTTTCTGGTATGCTTCCTTGTAGTCATCTGTCCGGAGGCGGAACTGTGGGAACTGTGCCCGGAGTGCTCCAATCTGACTGGCTTCACGGTAGGCTCGATCCCACAGGGCTTGCTCATCTTCAGTGAACTTCTCACCTCGGAGCTTCTTGAACCAGAGATCGGTGCCGGTCTGTCCTTCTATCAGTGCGCCTCCTGCATCTACCTGCATTGAGTCAAGGATGGTTGCGGTATAGTATTCATGGAAATTCTCATGAAAGATGTTATCCTTCAGCCACTTGGCCGCATCACCTGCAATTGGTAGATTAGTTCCTATGAGAATGTCCAATGCAGTCTGGGCTGGAGGTGGTAGGATTCCACCCAGCTCTGGCTTGCGTCCAGCGAAGGCCGGTAGCATTCCCAACGCAGCGGTGATCGGTGCATTAGGATAGAATCCCCATCGCATGGAGTAGTCAAGGACTTCACCGAACGGGCCAAGCTGACTGTAATAGCTGGCAAAGTCCTGCCGAGTCAACGTGAAGGTGGTGCCCACCATGGAACCGACAAATGGATTCGCCTCGATGTTCGGGAACCAGGTCGGCATAAACCCATTCTCGGAGTAATCCTCATACTTACCCCAACTGACTGGTAGGCCAGGATGTCTCAGTGCCATGCGGGATAGTTCAAACCACCTGTACATATGGTAGTTCCAGTATGGGTAGATTGTCCGGGCAACAGCACTAAGCATATGTTCGTTGGAGTAATCCGCAAATGCACGGTAGTAATCCTTATTCGCATCGTTCAGTGCTTCCTGCTTGATCGCCTGCCATTCATCGGAGGATATCTTACCGACAGCACTGGGATCAGCAGGCTCATACATCCTCTTGTAGGTGTCTGCCAGCTTGAGTGGTTCCATGCCATTGGACTTCCTCACCAGGTCCAGCGTGTCGGAGGCTTCTTTCCAGTTCTTCGCATAGAATGTGGAACCAGTAACAGGATCATACAGCTCGTGGTAGGTATGAGCCATGTCATCACCAGCACGTTTCATTTTGCTAGTACCTTGCAGGTCCATTCCCAGCTTCTCGGCAATGTCATCACCGGACCGTGGATGCACAAACTTCTCAATCTTTGGAGCAATGGTTCGGCTCCTCTTGGCGGCAACGGAATCAATCCAGCTAAACAATGCCCGTTCTTCGGATGATCCAAGTGAACGGTTCGCCACCAGGTTCCCCATCTGCTGTTTGAGTCCTTGACCTTGTAGGAGGATTTTCTGAGATGCGATGTCCATTGCTGGATTGATCTTGGCTTGTCGGAGGAGCTGGTCATACACGCCGCCAATGCCATCCTCAGTAAATCCTTTGAATAGGGAAGGTTTAGCGTCAGCGGTTTGCTTAACTATTTGGATGAAATAATCTCTCCCATGCATGGCAAGGTTGTCCAATAGTCCGGTCGCAATACCATCGACGTTGGTTCCAAATAGTTGTGCTACATCCTGAGCAGCAAGGGCACGTCCTTCCGCATTGACACCCTTCATGCTGGTGGATGGCAACCTATGATATATCTCAGCGAGGTTGCGGCGAGTCACCATTTCACCTGCGCCAAAGATTGCTGCTTGTTTGCGGTAGTCCGCCCACAGTTCGTTACGGTACGCCCTCAGTGCGGTGTATTCTTCCGGCGTTCGCATCACCTTGGGAAGACGGTAGAAGTCATCCAGCAATTGCCCATCACGGAGAAGGGTATTGGTTCTCAGCACATTGCCTGCTTCGGACTTCTCCAGAACTTCCTCCAATGCAGCTCGCTGGTCAGCACTAAGCATGCCGGCATTATTAAGTATCTTGGTCCTGACTCTCGCCAAGCTGGTATGAGCCTCATCGACTATTTCCTGCATACTTTTCCGGGCATCCTCCCATAGCTTGGTGGTCTTACCAAATTTACCGCTCGCATAGATGGCGTCGGATTCTTCCATTGTCTGACTCATCAATCGGTGTGGCAAGAACCCGGCAGTGTCGGACATGGTCTCATAATGGGTGAACAGTTCCATCAGATCATCGGAAGACTTAACCTCAACTGCTTCGACAGTGTCCGCAATGTGGCGGAATGAATCACTCACCTCCATTGGGTAGTTACGTAGTTCCTGCACTGACTGATTGGCGATGTCATCCACAAACTTGCTGATGTCAGTGTATGCGGTGGCTGGAGAGTTAATCACGTCCCCACGCATGATCTTGTCCTTCGCCAATTGCTGAGATCGTGGGGTTAGGAGTTCGCAATTACGGACCAGCTTCAGCATTTCACCCTGCATCAAGGAGCCGTTGGTAACAACATTCTTCATTTGGAGGATATGCTCCCCACCAGCAATGTACCTCCGCATCATCTCCTGCTTGAGTTCGTCCGCATTCAACCCCAAGGACTTTTTGGAGATTGCAGGTGGAGTACCAACATCGGAATCAATCTGTTTGATGATGTCTATTCCGTGCCGGTCATGGGTAATAACTCCAACACGCTGAGTCATCTTCTGGATAATGTAATTCAGGCGAAGTCCTTGACCAATGAAGTTGGAAGCGGTGATGAATTTCCTGCCAGAATATTCCAGCCAATCCTTCCCGGCAATCTTCTGTGGTAGGTCAATCGGTCCAAGTTTCTCAGGTATCTTGCCAGGTAACATAGTCCATGCACCAGCTCTCTGGTGGGACTTGACGCCAAGGATACCCTCAGCATCGGTCATGAATCCACCAATGAAGTGTGGATCATCCATCAATCCATGAGTTATCATAGTATAGGATTCCAGCTTACCTAGTTTCGGGGATACTCCCTCCAACAGGTTAATACTAATTCCCTCAAATGCATTCCATGGCATGTATGCAGCGGATGCAAGGTTAGCCTCAGCGAATGGCTTGACCATCCACTTATCAAATACCATGCGCCGTTTGGACATGGTGAACTGATCTATCTTCCGTTGCAGTCCCAACCACACGCCGTTGAGGAATTTACCATCGGCAGTTCTTCCGGCTTGGATACCTTTCTGTATCGCCCGTTGCCGGACAGTAAGGTAATCAAACATGTTGCCTATGCCATTGGTTGTACTGCCACGTCCAATCGCAATTGCCCGATCTACATCGGTTGCCAACCTCTTCGAGTATTGTGGAATCTCGGTCATCAGCTTGTTGAGGTTTTTGGAGGTTTCATTTACCTGCAGGACCCTCGCCATCTGTACCGCACCTTGCCGCTTGCCGATTGTACCATGCAGCACACCAGTCATGATGTCATTGACCTCAGCCACGGCCATTGGGGATATATCGCCGGATAGTTTCCCACCATGCTGTGCACTCCACTTGGTTATCTGTGCAGGTTCCATGGGCATTGGAGTGGATAGATATCTCCCCAAATCGACGAGGACATTACCATCGAGGTTTGGATTATCAGCAAATGCACGGACTGCATTCTCCAATGTCTTAGCTACATCCTCCACAGTCGCATGTTGTAAGGACTTGCCGGCAGTCTCCACGCTCACATTGAAGGTAGCCCTGAACTTGTTGGTCGCAAGCTCCGCCAATTGGGTCGGCGTCTTCCAGATTTCAGCTCCAGCAAAATTCTTGGCGGCAATGAATGGTATATCAGTTACCGCATATATGCCACGATTCAGTTGCAGGATTCCCTCACCCCATGTACGCATTCCTACCCGTGTCATTAACTTGCCGGGTATGGTCAACCCCACGCCTGGAATATAGGTAAGTGGGTCAGTAAGCAATTCAATTGGAAGCTTCATGTACCAGTCCAGGTCCCAGTTCTCGAACGCTTCACCATGAGCTTTCCAGATGTTCCCAACACCGCTGCTTCCGTCCCACGCAGCATCAAATTCCTTTTCAATGTCCTGGATACCAGGAACCAATTGAGCGACAGACCAGGATAAGGCACCAGCAATTGGGTGACTTACGTTATGGATATATGGATCGAGGGCATCAGCAAAGGTGGCCATTGGGGATTGGACAGCATGAAATATCTTATCCCAGGTGGATTGATCAGGTATCTCCCATTCAGCGATGCCGTCCTTCACATCCTGGATCAGTTGCCGCTGCTCCAAATCAGCCTTCTTGAATATGTTCACCACACTATCAATATCAATGGCTGCTTGGATAGTCTCCTCCGGCAGGTCCATCAGGCTCAAGTATTTCAGCAACTCCTCGTCTGTCATCCCTTCCGGCAACATAGCTCGTGGCGCTACCAATTGCCGCTTGATGGCATCCACTGTTAGTTTCTGGATTCCCTCCGGCGGAATGGCTTGGTGACCCGCAGTATCGAAGAATCCACGAACAGCGGACTCCTTGGTGGGATCAAGCTCCAGCCAATCAGGGATGTCAGGATCACGCCCAATGAATTCCTCCAACGCCTTGGCTGCGGTATTCTTAAATCCCATGGACTCAAATTGTTCTAGGGAGGGAGCACCAAAGGTATTCACGTAGTCATCGATATCGGAGATGTACCCAGCTTGGACAAGGACAGGAATCCGATTGTAGAAGTTCACAAACCAGTCAGCCATCTCAACCCGTTCGAGCTGGCTACGAACGGCTTCCTGCGCAGCTTCCAACTGCTTGGTCTGCTGTCTTTCCTGCCTAGACTTACCGGTAACTATCCTACTGTAAACTTCCTGAGTGCTACCCACAATGTCCAATGGGTTCATCCCACCTTTGATGGGCGCATCCCATATGCTGGACTTATCAATCACAGTAGGTACCACAAGTTCAGCAGTCGCCCAATCCTCTCTGGTCTTGGTCCAGAATTCGATCTGCTGCTGGAATGCCTGTGGTTGCGGAACATCCTGAGTCTCAACAATCTCCGGCGGCTCTATAGATGGTGTAATGGTAGGATCAACAGTAAGTCCATCTGCCATGTTATCCTCCTAATTCTGACGCCATTGGGGTAGGAGCAATACCTTGTTGCTCAGGCATCTCTGTCTTTACCTGAGTCAGTTCCTGTTCCATCCCTTGCGCCGCTTTCTCGTACATGGTGGCAGCTTCCCGATTGCCCGCTACCCGTAATAGTTTGGCTTGATCCCTGAATGCGGTGATGGTATCAATCAGCTTGGCCTTCGGATGCATGAGACTATCCTCACTGCGAATCTCGGCCATCATCCCCATCGGGTCTTGGATATCAGGGAAAATCTTTTCGGTAACATAACGCTGAGGTAACCTGTAGTTGGGATTCATCATCCTAGCAAGTGTGGCTTTCTGGATCAATTGCCCAGGAATGTCAATGTCGGCGGACACTTCAAACAGCATTTCCTCCCGCTCAGGCAGGACTTTTGGTAAAATAAATCCGTTCGGGGTGAAATTGTTTGTCAGGATCATATCCTGCCAGAAGTTATTGATGTCGGTTCGCAATCCAATGATGGCATCCCGGTACGGTAACAGAATCTGCATCGCACTGGCTGCGACATTTGCCATGGACAAATAGCTCATGGACTTTTCCAATATCCCGAACAGGGAGTTTGGAAGGGACCCACGGGCAGCTTCATTCTGGTATAAATACAATGCAGAGGTGAGCTCGATTGGAATGGGCGTGGATTGCAGTGCCGTTACCATATCACCGGGGCTACCATGCAGGACGCTTCCCCACTGGGACATCAGTTCCTCGGTAGCTATGTAAGAATCGCCGGAACTCAACTCAAGCCAGTGTGGTTCAGCAGCCGATCTTGCTGCTTGCTGGACGAAGGACCTCATCTTATTATACTGCAAGGTGATATCCTCATTAGTAGCACAAAGCGGTTCCCCATAGTGCTTCTGCCATTCCTTATTCGGCTTGATACTGCCCATGTCAGGAAGACCGCCAACAGCACTGGTGAAAATTGGAAGCCTGCCAGTCTTGGATACCTTCAAATCCTTCTGTGGCATCTTGGCGAATTGTCCATCGACCACCACTGCATTACAAGCATCACCATCATCGTCGAAGAACCACAGGTCGTAGAAGATAATATCGGACTTCATCCAGCGATTGAGTTTCCAGTGATCCGTATTGATGGGCCACCCCATCGCCTTGATCTTCCGTTTTGCAACCGCCGGGGATAAGGAATATACATGAGCATGCTCGCAAAGTCCGTTGTTATCAAACATTGGGAAGCATTCATATGGGGACCAGACCTCCGCCCAGACTCGGTGTTCATCCACCATCGCAAATACACTGTACCATCCAAGCGCCAGGAGCCAGCCGACCATTTCACCTTGCCATGTTTTGCGACCCATATGACGGTAACGACGTTCTTGGTTCTTCCACTGTCGCTGGGTGAATTTCTCAAAGTAGCTTGTACCGGTAATAAATTCAGGTGGCAAGCCCTCAGTCGGTATCTTATCTGCAATGGTCATGGACGTCAATAAATGCTTTGCCAGGTTGAAGCTGGTTCTCGGATCATTGGATACCACAGACTCCACACCTTCCTGCTCCAGTTCATCCTCCAGCAGGATGATATCATACCAGTCATCGAACTTCATCTTGCGGGTACTCCACAAGTCTTTCAGTTCGGTACATCGAATTACCACATCATTAGGAATCATTAGAGTCCTCCTCAGATTTTGGACTATCCTCTATCGGTACATCGACAAATATTGGGTAATCAAGATTTATAAATATGGAATAATCATCCAGCATTACTTCCTCCCTCTTTTACTTGGATGTCTCCTGCGTCCCCAGGATTGGTTATATCCAGTCTGCCCAATCTTCCCACGTTTCGGAGGATTAGGATTATGGGCTGCAAGTCCAATAGCCAAGGTATCATGGACATCATCCATACCAACTATCTCCAGCTTCCCATCAATGGTACGGAAGTTAGTGAGTTGAGTTACCAATTC